TCTTTTAAATAAATTTTTTACAAGAGCATAATCCCCAATTTTCGCATTGGGTAATCTATTTACGTATTCTAGATTTGGAACTTGTCTGAAGTAATTTGACATCTTAGTAACCTATTCCTTCTAAACCATCATAATCACTATTGAATATGGGTTCGAGTTCTTGAAACTGCATGGACATTTCGTATGAAACTAGAACTCCGTCATAGAAAGTAGCATATTGTCCTTCCGGAGTATAGTTTACAGTTACCGTTTGCAGTGCACATTCTTTAATCCTACCTATGTATGGATGATCATTTCCACTTTGTCCTAGGTGTAAGTATTGTATTTTGAATGTATTAGGTGCTTTTAGAAATAATGTAGATTCTGTTTTAATGGGAGACATTCCTCTTTTAAAGAAATTTATAATTTTTATTATTTGCTGCGCTTCAGTTTTACTCCTAGCAGACATTTTGAAGGTAAATGTAAATGGTCTAAGTTGTGGACCATTGAACAGCAATTCCATATTTGGATTTATTACTACACCTTCTGCTCTTGATAAAAGTGCTGATTGACTTCCTCCCATAGCGGCAGCAGCAAAAGCAGATCCAATGGCTTTTTTTGTATTTTCTTCACCTGCTGCTGCTTCGGCAGATAATCCTAACTGAGAAATTCCACTACCTATTCCTTCTGTAATAGCTTCATAAGCTGCTCCAGCAAGTGCTGCTTCCAGAGCATTCATACTATTTTGTCCCCAATCAGCAGCATTTGTATCAGAAATTCCCGATGGAATAGGAAGAGTTACGGTTCCTGCTATTTTTCTGTCTTTACTCCAATCTTTATCACTTCCTCTTTTATTTCCAAAACCAAGTGTCTTCTGACCACCTTGTTGACCAACTGCTCCAACTCCAGATGGTTGGTATTCTAACATTGTAAATTTAATCACATCTTGTTTTGTTGACCCCAAACCTTCTGGATAGATGAAATTACCAAACCCTGATGTTTTTGTTCCAGTTAATTCTTTTCCCGTTTCTGGTGGTGTAGATGGGGTTGATCCATCTCCTGCCTGTGGAGGTGTAGTTGCTTTTCCTGTATTTAATAATTCCTTTGATCTTTTATCCGCAGAATCGGGTGTTATTCCCGAATCTATTTGAGACTTTTTAGCAGTAATCTCTGCGGAATTTTTAACAGAATTTATTGATTCTGGTGATGAAAAAACTGTTTTTTCATTTTCAGATAAACTTGAATCTGGAGTAAATTTTTTTGTTTGTGGATTATAAGTACCTAAACTTTGATATCTATTAAGAGCACCTTGTCTATAAACCTGCGTAACTCCAGTTTCAGCATTCACCACATTGGATAAGACTCCGCCTATACCCTTTATTGAATATGGATTTTTGCCAGGTTCTCCGTATGTTGCCATTAGACAATAGGTTTTTATTTATTTAGACGGAACTTTCCATACTGCAGAGAAAGTAACTCATCAAGCTCATTGTATTTTACGACGTGTAGTTTTCCTACAACCTCTTCCCAAGTATATTGTCTACCTTCTCTCCAGTGAAAATTGATGCCTTTAAATCCCCATCTCTCTAACGATGTACAAGCAATGAGTGGATGTTGATCATATTCTATATTTGGTGTCTTTGGTTTGTATAAAAATGTATAAAACTTACCTGGTTCTGGATATAAAACTTCTTCTTTGAATATTTCCATAATCATCATCATAATATCTTCTGGATCAAATGTTCCAGATTGTTCAACTTTTTTTAAAAGTTCTCTTGTTCTTGCAGTTCCTGTTCCTTTGTACTGACCGAAACCTTCTGCCATTACTTGATACCTAGTTCGTTTTCTGTAATAACTTTAAACTCTATCAGTCTATCAGCACAGAATTCTTTTGCTGCTTTCCACTTTGCTTGATTTACTTCATAAGTCACGCATTCGTGAATATAGGATTTTGTTGCTCTTGATTTTTTTATAGGAGGTCTTGTTTGTTTTTCTGGTTTAACTTCGATAACATATGTTTTTATCTTACCAGTGCTCTCTTTCACCTTTATAATAAAGTCTGGATAGTACTTATGAACTCTTTTATCTACAGGAGAGATATATGGTATATAAAATTCTTCACTTCCCCATTCAAGTATACTTTCATTTAAGTCACAGTACCTACAAAAAATTCTTTCCCAACTACTACGACAAATAATATTATTGGGATCTCCTTTATATTTTTGTGGGAAAGATGGTTTGTATTTGCTTTTGATACTTTCTGCCATACATAATATATAAGGTCAAAAAGTATTTATAGATGCCTACCTCAAGGAGCGTTTCACAAATTAAATCTGCGTTGCTACATCCAGCAACTACTTCTCACTTTGAGATAGAACTTTCTCTTCCACAAAAATTGACAAGTGGTGGATATTTAAATCAAAATGGTATTCAAATTAATTCTGTTAATTTTGATAAACTAAACTTATTATGTTCTGAAGCATCTTTACCTGGATCCAATCTAGCAACATTGGAGTTGACAAATGACTATACAGGAGTAACGGAAAGGCACGCATATCGAAGAGTATATGATGATAGAATTGATTTAACTTTCTATGTTGATGCGGAAAATTATCTTCCTATAAGAGTGTTTGAAACATGGATTAAATACATAGCACAAGAAGCATCTGATACACCACAACAGGAAAAGGGAAATATTACTTCAAGAGATGAAAATTATTTTTATAGATTCCAATATGTGGATGACTATAGAGCAAATAAGTTATCTGTAATTAAATTTGAAAAAAGCACACTTGGAGCAAAAGGAAATCTTGCTAGTACTTTACAATATGATTTCATAAAAACTTATCCAATTAGTGTTTCTTCAATGCCAGTTTCTTATGAATCATCTTCATTATTGAAGTGTATGGTTTCTATGACATATATTCGATATATTCTTAATAAAGTACAAGATCCTCCTCAACGACAGGAAAGTGGAACTCAAAATATAACTCCTATTGAGCAAGCTTCTTTTAATAGTGCTCCGAGTTATTTCTTAAATCCACAATTTGGAGTTGAAGGACCACAAGGAACACCTAGAACTGGAGTCAATAACGACTTTCTCAATATTGGAAATCCTACATTGGACCAATTTGGTGTTAGAGACCAATTAGGTAGAGGTGCTGAGGGAACATTAGGAGCAAACCTCTTAGCATAAAAAAGAGGGTCTTAATGACCCTCAATTATCTTTCCAGTCAGTTGGTGGTGGGGGAATGAGACCTAGAGTTGCTAGACCTGTAAATATATAACCAATACCAAAAACTGAACAGACTATTATGCAGTAGGCAAAGAATAGTTTTTTTAGTATATTAATCATCTTTTTTGGTCCCGATGGTTCCAAGAGCACCTGTAACAGCAATTAGATTTGCTAGTAGGAACCAGTTACCTTCTGCAGCAACGTTCATACGATGCCTAATTTCTTCGTGTCTAGCACCTACTGCTACTGCTTTCTCCAGTGCTTCCATATCTCTGATTCCCCATCCTCCAAAGTAGATGGAAAGACCAGCACCATAAAGAAAGACCAGACTGAAAAATAACCGACGCATTGATTTGTTTTCTTACCTCTTTATTATACGACAGATTTTCGCTCATGTCATGGTCTAGTGGACACCTCTCCATCTGTCCATCCACCATAAATAATCACACCTGAAAAATTTTATAGGACATTATGCCTTTACCAAAGATTTCTACACCAACTTATGAACTTGAATTGCCATCAACAGGAGAGACAATTCAATATAGACCTTTTCTAGTTAAAGAAGAAAAACTTCTTGTAATCGCTTTGGAGAGTGAAGATACAAAGCAAATTACAACCGCTATCAAAACAGTTATTAAAAACTGTATCATTACAAAAAATATAAAAGTAGAATCTCTGCCAACTTTTGATATTGAATATTTGTTCCTCAATATCCGTGGTAAGTCTGTTGGGGAAGAACTTGAGGTAAATGTTATTTGTCCAGATGATGAAGAAACTCAGGTTGCTGTAAAAATTAATCTGGATGATATTCAAGTTCAAAAGAACGAAGAACACTCTAATAGAATTAAGGTTGATCAAAATATCATGATGGAAATGAAGTATCCATCATTGGACCAGTTCATCAAGAGCAATTTTGATTTTGATAATAAGAATGCGATGGATCAGTCATTTGATTTGATTGGATCTTGTATTGATAAAATTTATACAGAAGATGAAGTTTGGTCAACGTCTGATGTTACAAAGAAGGAGCTTTCTGACTTCCTGGAGTCTATGAATTCTTCCCAATTCAAAGACATTGAAAAGTTCTTTGATACAATGCCAAAACTTTCGCACATCATTAAGGTTACTAACCCCAAAACTAAAGTTGAAAGTGAAGTGGTTCTAGAAGGGTTAGCGTCTTTTTTCGCGTAGCAATGGTCCATATGGACCTTGAGAATTATTTTCGTTTAAATTTCTCATTAATGCAGTACCATAAATATTCATTAACAGAGATTGAAAATTGGATACCTTGGGAAAGGGACATTTATGTTGGATTATTACAACAGCATCTTGAAGAAGAGAAATTAAAACAACAGCAGCAGATGAGTAATGCCCACTTCTAAAGACGTAACAGATTTAGATAAACAACTTAAGAAGACTGTCATCTCTGCTGAAAGTTTTAAGAGAGGAAGCTCTTTTGATTCATCAAAAAGCATTGCGAATATACATAAAACTTTGAGTTCTCTTGCTGGACATACAAGAAAACTTGCAGTCCGCTTTATTGACTTAGAAAAATCCGTCAATAACAACTCTAGAAAGATATCTATTCTTAAAAATCTTTCACAATCTCAGAGCAAAAGAATAAGCGGTGAAAATATTGGGGCAAAATTGCCTGGAAGTTCTACTTCAAAAGTAGAAGATAATATTTCTGCGATTGCAAAATCTGTAAATTCTATTGCGGAGATATTTGCAGGAAGAAAAAAACTTGCTGATGATACTGCTGCTTATGAAAGAAAAAGAGCAGAGCAAGAGAAAAGAGGACTTGCTGAAAGTAAGTTAGAAAAAGTATTTAAAGGGATTGCTAAAACTGCAGAAAAAGTTATAGCACCTGTTAAAAGTCTTCTTGATAGAATATTTGATTTTATAGGAACTGTCATTCTAGGAAGGATAGTATATAAAATTGTAGAATGGATGGGAGATAAGAAAAATCAAACTAAGTTAAAATCAATCATACGTTTCTTTAGTGACTGGGGACCAACTCTTCTATCTCTCTATATTGTATTTGGTACATCATTTGGTAAGTTTGCTAGGGGATTAATATCTCTTGTTATAAAAAGCACCGTTAGACTTGGTGCTGCTGTTGCTGGTTTGGCAGCTAGAGCGGGTATTGGAAGGGCAGGTAGAGTTGCTAGTTTTCTGGGAGGTAGAAGGGGCAAAGTTCTTTCTGCTGGATTAGAAGCTGGAGTTACTATTGCTGGCACAATGGCTTTAAGCAATACGCTTAAAGGTGGTCAGGAACCAACTCAAAAGTTATCTGGTGGTGGATATGTAGTACCAAAATTACCTTCCTTTAGTGGTGGTGGATTTAACTTTAAAGGAATGTTAAAGGGCGCCGGAATTGGATCATCTTTTGGACCTCTTGGTATGCTTCTTGGTGGAGCTATGGGTGGATCAAATGGTCTTATAAATGGACCTGGTGGACCAAAGGATGATAAGATTCCAGCAATGCTTTCTGATGGTGAATTTGTTATGTCTGCAGGTGCTGTTCAGAAGTATGGAGTTGATACTCTGGAAGCGATGAACGCTGCTGGAGGAGGAACTAATAAACCAAAGATCGTTGGTGGAACAGCATACGCATCTGCCGGTGGATATATTTCTGGTACATCAGCATCAGAACCTAGAAGTAGAAACTCTTTTGATGGGGAAAAATCTGAAAATTCCATACCAAGTTCTTTGATGGGTGGTATTGGTAGCAATTCTCAATATTATATTAATGAAATTTTAAAAGGACTTGCTCCCCAACACAGATGGGCAAGTAGTCTAGCAAAACAAGCAGGTATTTCAGTTCAGAATGCAATATCAAAATCTTCTTCTAGTGCTTATAGTGGATTTATGAATAAGGGGGCAGAGATGCATGGATATCTCACCCGTGGTGGAGCACAAAATGACCTTTCAAATCTTGGAAATCAAGCTTTGACTTCTTTGCAAAGCAACTTCAATACTGTTAAAGAAGTTGCTAGAAATGCTTCTGACTCTGTTAGTAAATTGGGAACAAGTAAAAAATATAAGATGATGGCAGAAAATAATGAAAGGAAAAGTCAAGAGGCGATTAGTAAATATGATGCTTGGATACAAAGTTTGCCTAAAGGATTTTTAAAAGACACGATGAATAAGGGATTGATTCCAATCCCAACAGGAAATGCTTTTGGTATGACATCATTTACATATCTTAAAGCTATGCTCGGTCCATTAGGAAGACCACTTAAAATATTAAGTAATGAGTCTGTTGATAAAGCAAGACAAGAGATGATTGATAGAACAGCATCAGCAAATGGTTTAAGAGTTGGTGCTGATGGAAAAATGTCTATGGAATGGAATAGAGTTTCTGGACAGGGTTCTGGTCAGTATACTGATGACCTTAAATCTTTGGGAGGTGCTAGTGGATTTGGCGGAGGAAAATTCTTTAATTCCACTTTTGGTAGATGGTCTGGAACACAAAAAGGAGATAAGATAGTTACTAATGATGTATATAATTTTAATGAACCTGTCGGTGTATATGCTAAAAAATCGATGGAGTCTATAAAGAGGGGTGATATTGGGCAAGGATTATATAATATTGCTTCGATGGCTGGAAAATTTGCTCAGGATATTGGTTGGATGAATCAAAGAGCTCTTGGATCTGAAATTGAAGTTGGTTCTGTTAAAAATATTGACCCCAAAACAGGAAAACCAAAAGCCACTCCAGCATCAGTTTCAATGTATGGTGCTAATGATCCCAGAAGAAAACAATCTGGTCCATACAAATCTAGATTTGCTAGACCAAAAAATGCTGGAGTAAAACCCGTTCAACCACCAACAGCGCCAAAACCAAAAGTAGTTTATGGACCACCTGTGCCATCTGCATCATCAAAGAAAAATCGTGGCGGTCAAAGGTCTTCAACAAAAACTCCAAACTTCAATGCTTCTAATAATTCTAGACCAAAGATTAACATTTTAGGAATAAGAATATAAGAAGATGGCAATCACCTCAGATAAACTCCTAAACAGACCATCAGAACTCCATAGACGTTATGGTGGAAGACTTGCTATGAAAGAAGAACTCCAGAAAAAAATGGTTGGAGGTGGTCCTACTAATATTGTTCTTTCTAAAAAATCAATAAAAAATATTGAAGGTATTAAAGTTAATGTTATTAAAATTGAGAACATATTAAAAGGAACTCTTGCCGCAGAAAAAAAATCTCTTGATACTAAGAAAAGACAAGAGAGTGGAAAGAGAAGAGAAAAGCAAGAAGAAAAACTAGAAACAAAACCTCAAGCAGAAAAGGGACCAATCAAGATGCCAAAAATTCCTAGAATGGGATTTCTTGATTGGGTAAAGAACTTTATTGGAAATGTTATTCTTGGATATTTTGCTGTAAGGTTAGTTGATTATCTACCAAAAATAAAACCAATCGTAAAGTTTCTTGGGTCTGCTGCAGACTTCATTATTGATGTAGGTGGAAAACTATTAAATGGTTTAGTTACTTTTGTTGATTGGGGATATAAAGCGATTGACTTTACCCGTGGTATGATGAAGAGCATTGGTGGTGAAAATTTTGCTAAAGTCTTTGATGGATTTACTGGAGCAGTTGGAACATTAGTTGAAACCGCTATCATTGCTGCTACTGTTCTTGCAACTCAAGGTGGTGATAGTGGAGGGACTGGACCTCAAAGAGGTGGAAGACCTGGACCTGGAAGAGGAGGAAGACCACAAGTAACTACATCTGGAGGTGGTGCTGCTGGAAGACCAGATATAAGAAATCCTCTTCGCCAAAGACCAACTGTTACTACTGGTCAAGGTGGAAAACCTGCAGGCCCTAAAATCAAAGTACCAAGAGGAGTGAAGGCTAGAGGTGGATTGTTAGGATTGGTATTCTTGATTCCAGATTTGATAAGTTCTGGAATGTTAGTATCTCAAGGAAGAGGAAAAGATGGATTAAGAACTCTCTTGAGTGCTGTTTCTGGTGTTGTCGCTGGAATGGGTGCCTATGCTGCTACTCTTGGTGCTGCCGCCGCACTTGGAATAACTGGTGTTGGGTTACCTGCTGCTATTGGTCTTGCTGTTGCTGGATTTGCTGCTTCTTCTCTTGCTGGAACTGCAGCATATAAT